GGCTCTGCAAAAGCTTGATCGTCGGTTCAAATCCGTCTACCGCCTTTCAATACCGAATTTATCGGAATTTATCAAGACAAAAAGCCCGTAAAATAGGGCTTTTTTATTTTTATTTCATGATAAAAAAGGATAACTTTAAAAAACTTTTGGGGCGAGTTTGGGGCGAAGATATTTTTATTTTTAACAAAACACCGTTTTTGACAATAATCAAAAAATAAAAAGGATCTATTATTGACAAAATGGCATTTTTGACAATAATACACCACGATTCCCTTCTCCTATTTTTCAAGAAAACGCTTTTTTGAACAATAGGATTGAGATTTTGGTTTCTAATTGTTCAAAATGCGTGTTTTTGCAAAATAGAAATACAAACTCTAATTTTGTTAACGTCAACAAAATTGGCAACCAAGCGCTTTGTAAAGCTTTTTGTTGACTTCAACAAGTCAATTTCAGAGCAAAATAAAGATATTCAAGCGAAAAAGAACACTCCTAACCCTATATCTATAAATGTTTTTCAGGAATTTCAAGCGATTATCAAGCGTATTTTAGAGCAAACAAAAAACCGCAAGCCTGAGCCTGCGGTGAAAGAACAATTTAGAAAGTTTCCTTTCATTTTATTTTTTGAAATTTTAAATAAAAAAAGGAGCATTTAAGCTCCATCCTTTGAAATAACGGACACTTGGCTGGTCGGTTTACCCAGCATCTCAGATACCTTTTTCAAGGTGCGGCAGGAACCTTTCTGCCCTCAAATGTCTTCCGTTATCTCACAACTATTGTATCACATTTATTTAACTGTAATCAAGCCGTTTGGCTCTACTGTAAACTCTGGCTTGTCTGCCATTGTTCCGTCTGGTTTGATATAGTACCAACCTTGACCTGCTCTGACGAATTCATTAGATACCATGTTACCGTCTTTGCTGTCGAGGTAGTACCATGTATCCTTGTCCTTGCCCCATCCTGTCTTCATGGCACCCTCAACGTCGAAATAGTACCACTTATCAGCGATTTTCTTCCAGCCTGTGGCCATTTCACCTGATTGGTCAAACCAGTACCAGTTACCGTCTGAGTGCTTCTTCCAACGGTCTGCAAGCATGTAGCCTGAACCGTCGAAGTAATACCAGGTTCCGTTGATTTTCTCAAACTTATCTTTTGGATAAGAGCCGTCTGAGTGTACATACCAATAGCCTGTATCATTCTTCTGCCAGCCTGTTTCAGAGCCTAACCCGTTCTCAATGTCTCGCTTAAACTGTTCACGGCTAACACCCCATTTCGCAAGATATGGGTACGGGTCGACGTGGTCGCTACTGTTATCCGGCTGGTTATTCGTACAGTATTCGTGCGTCTTGATACCTGCTAGGTCGTCTGTATCAAGAGTTTTCGGCAAACCTGCTTCATCTGCTAGATTTCGTAGCAATTCGATATAAAGGCGATAGTCTGTCATGAACTCTTCTTTAGTTGAATGGCTTTCAATCAATTCAACTGCTGCATAGGTCTCAGCATTCCAACCGCCCCCAACATCCCACATTCCCTTGTTTACAGGACCTACCTGCATGACACGGCCATTTCCAACGACATGAGAAAAGAACCCTAGTCCAGGGTCCTTTCTGTAGTGGTAGTCCGCCTCGTTCTGAGCGGTTGAGTTTCGGTTGCCTGTTGAGTGGGCATGTACTTGACGGAAAGGCTCAACCCCAACAATCGGCAAGTCTGTACGTAGTCTGCTTGTATCGATATCCATTACTCTTGTCCTTTCCAAGCGTCATTCATCTGCTTCACTGCTGACTCTACAAAGGTGTCCAAATCCTTGTCGGTCATGCTGATGTTGTATTTTGTAAGCTCAGTACGGACTTTATCACGAGCTTGCTCTAGCTTTTCATCACCTTTAAAGCCTGTCTCTTGAGCTACCTGCTCTACTGCGTGTACTGCATTTTTAGCTAGGATTTCAGCGATTTTTACAGCTTTTTCTCCACCTTTTCGCAAAAGGTAGTCTTTCACTGCTTTTACGATACTGCCTATGGCTACTGCTAAAAAGCCTGTCGCAAAAGCGATGATAAATTCATTAAATTGTGTCATGTTTTTTCCTTTCTTTATGGCAATGTTGTTGGCCATGCTTCATCTGTCAAGTATGATATGGCACCTACACGGATATCAGTAACATCTTTACTTGTTGGAATATTTTCATTAAACGTAAAGTGAATGAAGTTTGAATCTGATTTACCTCCAACATAAAAAATTCCATATGGAGCCCCACGGTCATCAAATATGTTACCTATAAGTGAACTCTCGCTTCTGAACCCTTCTGGAATTTTATCTGGTTGTAAAACACGTACTCCTCTAGTTCCATTTTGACCTACGTAACCAACACCACCACGCCTAACTATTCCAAACAGCCCTCTATCAAGCCCACCGAATTGATAAGTAACTAGATTGTTAACACGTCTGATTTTCACGAATGAATTACCAAATTTTGAAACTGAATCAAGTGTCTTCCATCCAGTATCACCAATCAGAACCTTCCAGCCTGTGTTACCATTTCCGCTCTCTTTAATCCATTTCAGAGCGCCATTCGTGGCATTGACATCTACATAGGTCGTACCGATTTCGGCTGTGATACGGCCTTCTGGTGAGCCTGTACCACGAATTTCAACACCTACGTTTTCAGGTATCGGAAGAGTGACATTATTACCCCCAGCGATGCTGAGGGTATTTCCTGCCAAGGTCAGTCTTGGTTCAGGCTTTTGATTCAGTACCTTCACATCACTAGCAACCGTCTCAAACTTGCGCTCAAGCCCTCTCAAGCTCTCTTGAGTTTCGGTTACTTGGGTTTGCACATCTTCTGGCGCAGGACTCCAGTCAGTCGCGACATTGCCTTTTTCAAGTTTAATCCTACGAACGGAATAATTATTGTTTCCACCGTAGTCGTATAAGGCCATCTCTCCCCTTGAATAACGAGGGTCGTCGTTCGGAAAGATAACTGGACCTGTGAACGTGAATCGTTGCCATTCTTTGCTTGGAGTGATGTTTGCACTAGCTTTCAGACCGAAGCGGTTATTTTGATAGTGATAAAAATGCAGAGAACGAATCTCACCACCTTCGTCGATTTTTAAATCAAACGATAAAGTCCATGTTTCACCTATATTTTCCTGTGAAATGTATGGGTGTATAGGAAACGGGAAGAACCGTGTACTTGTTCGAACCTTCTCAGAGTCTCGATAATAATTCCTACCACCGACCTGCACTTTCGCAAGTGTTTTCGCAAGGCCATCAATATCTTGTTTTACCTCTGATTTTGTCGCAAGACTATCTATTTGAGTAGCGATACGGGCAATGGACTCTGTATTGGCTGAAATCTTTGCTTGAGAGTTTGCGGTTTGCGTCTTGATATCCTTGATATCTGTACCAATAGCTGTTGCTAGATTTTCAAGGTTATTCATGGCCATCACGCTTTCGCTGAATTATAGGTTGCGACCAGGTCGAGATTGGCAAACTCATCAATACGACGGCCGAGGTCAGCAAGTTTTTGCACAACTGCAGTCTCAACATCTCCACTCAAGCTGGCTATTTTTTCAGCAACTTCCTTGAGTGTATCATACTGTTCAGATACTCCATCACCAAGAATGTCATTTTTAACTGCTGTTTTCGCTTGCTCGATAGCCTGCATTAACGTAGCGTTGTCAATCTTTGTATCGATTAACTGCTTCATCGCTTTGTTATCCGCTCCTAATGCTTGAGCGAATGCAATTAATTTACTTGTATCCATGTTTTAAACCTTTCCTAAGTTATAGTACATAAGCAGGTCTGGAATTTCCGGACACGCTCCACCTTCGCTAAGTTGTCTTTTAACTTCTTCAGCGATGTCCAGTTCTTTGAGAGTATGAACTACCTCAAGAACCAATTCTTTATCCGACGCTTCAATTTCAATGTAAGTTTTTCGATCGCTTGGAAAGATATATCCCCCAGCCGAAATTTCTACACGGTATTTACCGTTTGGCAGAATGCTGTCTAAATTAAAACTAACAGATTGATCCTTGACGAATGCTTTTGTCTTCCAACAATATTTATCTTTTGTTAGGGTTATAAGAGCTTCTTGCCCCTCAAGAGAAGTAATACCACGGAAATTTTCATCTTGCAATTCAAATCCGAAAGTAGAGGACAAATCTCCCTGCTTGACACGAACGCCTCCGTCAACCTGAGTCAAATTAGTCGTATTACTACATCCCATTCCATGCCCCCTTTCTAATCATCTATTAAGATGCCTTCTTTGATATCCAATTTTTCAAAATCGCTGAATAAACGGTCTATGTAGCCATTGCCTCCTAGAGTTTTATAGCTTTTATGCATGCTTTCCACTAGGGAGAATTCATCTCTAGAGGTATATCCTCTGTTAATAGCTCGTCGCATATCACGGTCAAGGCGCAACTTCATGGTATTTAGATGCGCCTCATCGTGAATTTTTAATTTTTCTTGCACTTCGTCGATTTTGGAATTGCTATCTTTAGCGGTAG